AAGAGCCAAAGGTGAGGCGCTGCCCCTGGCTGATACCTTGCTCAAGGGGCTGCTGGGATGGCGGCCCGCCAAAGGCTATTCCCGCTTCACCCTGGCCCCGGCCGGCGGGCCGCTCTGGCTCCCCAAGCGCGGGCTCTACCTATTGCCGGTGGCGGTGGCCACCACCCACACCCTGACCGGAGTGGAGGAGGACTGATGGCAGCCACCTCGTTTGACCTGGTCGGCCCCCATGCCATCGAAAAGGGCTTCCCCTGGGAGTTCCTTTTCACCCGCCTCAATCCTGACCGAACCCCCATTGATCTGACCGGCTGCCGCGCCGAGCTGGTACTGCTCGATGCGACCGATCCTGCGGCGGCACCGCTCCGTTTCAATACGGAAAGCGGGCATGTCGCCCTGGGCGGCGCCGAGGGAACGACGGCCATCCGCCTGAGTGGCGAAGACACCCGGGGCATTGCTGAGACCCATAGCCGTTACCGGCTGACCTTCTTCGACGCCGCCGGTAACGCATCCCTCTTCTTCAGGGGGAGGGTGGGTTACCTGGAGGCGGCCGGGTGAATCGTGAAATTGTCGAGGTCATTACCCGGGAGCTGGCCGTCATTCATAGCGGCAAACCCGAGGTCGTGGCGATTCAAAACCACCACCTGGAGGTGGTCGAGGTGGCCAGGCAAGGCCCTCCCGGCCCATCCAGCACCGATACGTTCAACGACGACCTGGTACTGGCCTATCAGATCGCAAAGCTCTAGGAGTTCCCCATGTCCCTTGCCGTCCGCATTTCTGCCCTCGTTCAAGCCATCGGCGCCGACATCAAGTCGCTGATGATCGCCCAGGGCAGCCTGGCGGCCCTGGGCACCGAAGCCAAGACCAGCCTGGTCGCCGCCATCAACGAGCTGCAGGCGGAGATCGGGGCTGCGAATGGCGGCGCCGTCATCGATGACGCGGCCGGTGCCGGTGAAACTGGGAAGACTTGGTCGGCCAGTAAGCTGGTAACGGCACTGGCTGCAGTGAAGTCCGACATCCTGGGCGGCGTCGATCCGGCATGGGACACCCTGCAGGAGATCGTCACCAGGCTGGGCGACTCCGACGACGCTGTGGGCGGCCTGCTGACGGCCGTGGGCAATCGCCTGAGCTTTGCCGATGTCCAGACGCTGACCACCGAGCAGAAGGCCCAGGCCTGCCAGAACCTGGGCCTGGGCGACACGGAGGCAGACCTGGTGGCGGTGTATACGGCGGCAAAGGCCTAGCGCATGAGTCTGGTGGCCCGGGTCGTCGCCGTCATTCAAACCATCGGCGCGGATATCAAGGCTCTGCAGGCGGCAAGCAACGGGGCGGGCATTCCGACCGGGGCTATCGCCTACTTCCCGAGCACAACAGCCCCTGCGGGCTGGATGAAAACCAATGGGGCACTTCTCAACCGTGCTGCCTATCCCGAGCTGTATGCCTATGCCGTGGCCAGCGGCAACATGGCGGCATCAGATGCAGCATGGCAGGCTGGCCAGTTCTCCCCTGGCGACGGTTCCACCACCTTCCGCATTCCTGACCTGCGCGGAGAATTCCTGCGTGGCCTGGACGATGGTCGGGGTGTGGATGCCGGCCGTGGCATCGGGACTGCGCAAAATGATGCTTTGAAGGCCCACACCCATGATGTTGCATCGATTGCCGGAGGTTCAAGCGGCACATTTGGCAAACTGACCGGGTCTACCAATGCCGTTGTCTCTGGCAGCACAGGTGGAACCGAGACCAGGCCTCGCAACGTAGCCATGCTGGCCTGCATCAAGTACTGACGCATGAACATGGAAAAGATCGTTTCTCAGCTCGATGACGCGGGCTACTTCGTGGGGCCGGCGGTGGCCGATGCATGCCAGCGGGAGCCGGGCGTGTTCATCATTCCCGGTGGATGCATTGAACTGGCACCGCCCCAGGTAGAGCCCGGAAAGCGTTACCGGCCCGAGGCTGGTGCCTGGGTGGCAGAAGACATCACGCAACCGGAAGCGCCGCTGCCGGAGACGGTGCCGGATCGCCGCGCCGAGATCATGGGTGCCCTGGCCGCCATCGACACCGCCAGTATTCGCCCGGCCCGGGAGGTTGCTGCCGCCCTGGTCGCGGGAAAGCCGGCGCCGGAATTCCCTGCCGCCAAGCTGCTGCAGCTGGAAGCCGACGCCGCCGCATTGCGCCAGGAACTGGCCGACCTGTCCCCTTAACTGCCGACACCCGCCCCCCTGCTGACCTCCGGTGCAGGGCCTTAGCATGGCCCTGTCGCTATTCAATCCGCCCTGGATTTACCGGAGATCACTATGTCCTACAGTTCTGCCGCCATCCTCAAGGGGGCTCCCTACCTGGCCCCCTATGGAACAAAAACCCCGGAGCCCCTGGGTAACTCTTCCAAGGTTAGCTATTCCGTCGAGTTGGACGAGAAGGAGCTGCCCGATTACGAAAACTCGGGCGGCGGTGTCGATACCAAGTCGACCCGCGTCAAGTCCGCCAAAATCGTTATCAACTTGCGCAAGGTGCCGGTCAAAAACCTGGAACTGGCGTTGGGCGGTAATGCTACTTCCTTCGCGGCCGGCAACGTTCCTGCAGAAGCCCATACGGCGGGTAGCACTGGTTCTCTGGTGATGCTTGATTTCCCCCAGGACATGACCCAGCCCATGACCGTTACCCCGGATGCCGGCGTCGATCCCTACGTTGAGGGTGAGGACTACCGGCGTGTTCGCGCCGGCTTCGTTCTCCTGGAAGGGGGTGCCATCGCGGCTGATGAAAAATTAAAAGTGGCCTACAGCAAGTTGGCTGGCCACAACATCGAAGCCCTGGTCGATATCAACCGGGATTACTACCTGGTTCTTGACGGCGTCAATGAGGTAGATGAGACGCCCGTCCTGGCTGAGTTCTACAAGGTGAAATTCACCCCCGCCAAATCCATCGAATTCATCGGCGACGACTTCGTCTCCCTCGACCTGGAAGGCACCCTGCAAAAGGATGAGACCAAGACCGGCGTCGGCCTCTCCAAGTACATGCGCGTGCGGACGGGCTTCTAACCATGGCCATGCGCGTTGAGAAGACAGTCCCATTCATGGGGCGGGATGTGAAAGTTCGCGAGCTGACGGTAGCGGAAATCCGGGAATGGCTGGCTAAGGCCCAGGTCTCGGAGGGAGATGGTTCTCCCGATGTCGTCAACATGTTGCTGTTCAAAGACCTGTCACTGGATGAGTTGCAGGAGTTCACCGACGTCACACCGGAAGAAATTTCCGGGGCCACCCCCTCTCAGTTGGAGGAGGTAAAGGAGTTCTGCAAAAAGGTGAACAGCCATTTTTTCGTGCTGCGGACCCAGCTGATGGAGATCGGGCTCGAGGCCCTGGGTTCCAAGAAGAGCAGCTGACCCGACTGGAGAGGGGAGCGCTGGCGCTGGTAAGCGCTGGCCACCCCGGTGTGTGGGATTACCCCTGGCGGGTCTTCATGCTGGCTATCGCCGAGCTAGAGCGGCAGTCCCGAAAATGAGCAAAAGAATGATGGCCAGCAGCAATGCGCTGGTAGCCCAGAACAGCAGGCTGTTGTGGTTCCCCAGCAGGGCAACCAGTACGCAGCCACCGACGAAATCCTTATAACGGCCTTCCGTCCTCATGTCCTCTCCGTCCGATCTCACTATCGCGCTCAAGATTACCGGTGACTCGAAGGGCGGCGTAACGGCCCTAGAGGAAATCCGGAAAGCCCAGCTTAACGCATTCGCAGCGGGACGTGAAGCAGCGGACAAAGCTGCGACTCAGTGGAAGACAGCTGAGGCAGAAGTTAAGCGCCTGGCCCAATCGGCCAAGGGAGCTGGGGGGGACCATCGGGTAAACGCAGAAGCGATGTCTGCTGCCGCTGCCGCTGCTGATCAGGCAAAAACAGCATGGATTGCCGGGACCCAGGTTCTAATGCAACGCCGGAAAGAGCTGGTGGCCAATGCCCAGGCGCTGGAAAACGCTCGTCAGGCAGAAGCTCAGGCTGCAGCCGAGTCCGTTCGCCAAGCACAGGCAGCCCAGCTATCCGCTGCCAGGGGCGTTCTGGGCGTCAAGCCGTTCTCAGACATCGCCAAGGATATCGCCCAAGGGGAGGTGGCTTACAAGCAGCTGGCGGCCAGCGGAAAACTGAGTATGGCCGAGCTGGCCCAGGCCAAGATGAAGCTGCTGGAGCGGACACGGGAGTTGCAGGCCCAGACCAACGGATGGTCCGAGGCCCTGCTCAAGGTCAAGGGGTCCGCCATGGCCTTGGCCGGGGTGGGCGCAACCATTTGGGCGACTGTGCGCCAGGCTGCCGAATTCGAGCTGGCCATGGTTCAGGCCAAGAAGTACATCGATTTTCCCGATGAAAACGGCTTCACTAAGCTCCGCGGTGAGCTGCTGGCCATGACCCGGGAGATTCCCCTGACGGCAGTCGAGCTATCCAAGATTGCGGCAGCAGCCGGACAGGCCGGAGTGGCGGCGCCGGATGTTGCTGAATACGTGGCTGCCATCGCCAAGATCGCCACAGCCTTCGATATGTTGCCGGAGGAAGGCGCTGCCGCCTTCGGCAAGCTGCGTACCATCTTCAATATGTCCATCGGCCAGACGAAGGACTTGGCTGATACGATCAACTGGCTCGGTGACAAGATGTCCAATGTTGCCGAACGCGACATCGTCAATATTTTGGCCCGTACCGGCGGCATGGCCAAGATGATGAACCTTTCCGCCAAGGAAACGGCAGCCCTGGCTTCCACCTTCCTTTCTTTGGGGACGCCTCCCGAGGTGGCGGCAAACGCCATCAACGCCTTCATTCTTAAGCTATCCACCCTCAACGGGGCGGAGCCAAAGGTACAGGCGGCATTTGAGAAGTACATCGGCAGCATTTCCGAGTTCACGGCCAAGATGATGGCCGACCCAGCAAAGGCCATTGATGCCTTCCTGTCCAAGGTAAATTCCCTGCCGGACGCGGTGCGTCCCATTGCCCTGTCCCATATCTTGGGCCTGGAATACGCGGACGATATTGCCAAGCTGGCTGGCGGCCTGGACGACTACCGCAAGGCCCTCAAGCTGGCTGCAGATGCGGCGGCTCAGGGCAGTGTGAACGGCCAGTTCGATGAAATGCTCAAGACAGCGACGATGCAGTTCACGTTGCTGAAGAATGCCGTTTCCGAGACAGCTATTGTTTTCGGCAACCAGCTGCTGCCCGGCCTGGTAGCGGTGGCTGGCGCAGTGCGGGACGTAACGGTCGGTGTCGGAAAGCTGATTGATGCCGTCCCCGGATCGGCCGTTGCTCTCTCCGTCCTAGTCACTACGTTAACCGGTATGGGGGTGGCCCGTCTGGGAATAGCCGCCCTGTCCGTTATCGTTACCCGCTTGACCGGAGGATTGGGGCTTGCGGCTGTTGGCGCCGCCGGTTTGGCCCGGGGTATCGTGGCCGTGGCCGCTAGGTTCATTCCTTGGGCTTTGGCGATTCAAGGTGTGATCTGGCTCCTGGATAAGGCCTTTGGTGATGACAAATCAGCCAAGCAAGCAGATGCCGCCCGGAAGACGGAAGCCAATGCCCAGGCCTTTAGCAAGCTAGCAGATGCCGTCCGCAAGGCAGGAGGGAACTACCAGTCAATCCAGGATGCCGCAGCAAAGGCAGCCACGGCCGATGAACAGACACAACAGCAGTTGCTGGCCAACGCGGAGAACTACGCCCAGCAGGTATTGGGGAAAGCCAAGCAGTTGGCCTCGGCCAAGCAGCAGCTGGCTGAACTAACGGCCCAGCGCCAGGCCATCATGGCTGGTAAAGAGGTGGTTGAGGAAGAAAAGGCTGTCGAAGCCCGCATCAAGGCGGTGAAGAAGCTGGCCGACCAGAAGCGCAAGGATATGGAAGAGGCGCTCCGGGATGTGGAGCGTTACCGGCAGGCCGCCAGTACCGCCTATGAACGGGCTGCCGATATCCAGATGTCCACCGCTGACCGGGTCCGGGAGCTGCGCCGCCGGGACATGTCCGAGTCGGCGCAACAGTCGGACATCGCAGCCCAGGCCCAGCAGAAGCTGGCGGCAGCTGCGGCCCGTGCCGCCGAGGCCGTGCGTTTATCCGGCAAGGGCGATACCACTGGCGCCGAGAAGGCCGCAGCTGCCGCCGAGTCCTTGGCCAAGCAGGCAGAGTCCCTGGGTAGCAGCCTGAAAAACACCGGCCAGGCCATCGGCATCGTGGAGAAGGCCGGGAAGATCGC